GCAGATTGAGGCTACCGGAGACAATCCGGAGCGCCGTCCGGATGGTGAGGACGGCAGCATAGGCGGCGACGGCACCGGCGGCGATGAGCTGGAAGGTGCGGTTCCCGGCGATGGCGCGAAGGACTCCGGGGATGGCTCCGATGGCGGCACGCAGGCCTCCGGCGTTGGCGATCAAGCGACTCATGCTCTGCGCGAGGTTCACACCAGCGAAAACGCGGGAGGCGGTGGATAGCAGGGTAATTCCTGCGGCGGCACCGCTGACGGCGTTCCCCAAGTTTCCAGCGACTTGGGTGACTCTTGAAAATTTCGCGGTGGTGGTGGTGGCCGCTTGGGAGCTTTGCTGTAGCGCGGCGACGATCCGGTCACCCATGCGATCCATCGCCACGACGATCTGATTCATGGCGTTCTGCATCGCGGAAAAATCCGCGCCGATTGGAATTTCGAAACCGTCCATGGTAGAGGTTGAGAGTTAGATATCAGACACCTGGAGCGAGTGACGCTTCTGGAGCGCTTGGAAAGTTAGTTCGGCGGTTCTGTCGCCGACAGATCCGGCAGCAAGGTCAGGGATGCTCCATCGGCAGCGGGCTCCATTGGCGACGTTGGCGGCGTGAAGGTAGCTGAATGCTCGCTCGATGGGAGTGAACCAGAGTAGGTGGCGCTCGCGAATGGGATCTCCGGCTCCTCCACAGGCGTAAACGAGTGAAGCGAGCCAGCAGGGAGCGACTCCAGGGGCTTTCCCGTGTCCTCACTTTCCTCTGGCTCGACTTCGGTGAGGGAGGCCGTCATGCGCAGGGCGCTTTTCTGATAGGCGTAGAGGAATCCGAACGCCTCGCCGAGTGTGAGACCGAAGCCGATGGCGGTGAGTTCGCTGACGGGGATGTCGTCGGCGGTGACGACGGCGCAAACTTTTTCGAGCGCCGCGGAGTGTATCCATACATATTGGATCACGGCGGCGAACATCGCGGATTGCTCATCCTCGCCATCGGCAGGGGCGGCGGTTTTCTTTTTTTTTCCGACAATCATCTGATTCCCGAGTCTCCCTAACAAAGTGAAGGAACCGGCGGAAAGCGGGCGCAAGGTATAAGTCCCGATGGTGGACGGGATATCGGAAAAAGCCTGCTCTAGCAGGCAGTCACGGGATGGGGGTGGTTTCATGGGCGGGGATCGGAGAGTTTGTTAGGGGAAAAGCTGAAAAGCTGAAAAACTGAGATGCTGAAATTACAAAATGAAAAGGAGCGAAGATTTTGTTCAGCTTTTCAGCGTCTCAGCATTTTCTTTATGGCAGAATCTTCTCCGCAGCTTCCTTCGGCATGATCCCCGCGCGGCCTTCGCAACGGAGATCACCATTCGCGGTGATTTCGAGGATCTTGAATTTTTCGCCGGTGGATTTACATTCGATGGTTTCTCCGGCCTTGAAGGCGGGTGTTAGTTTGACGGTAGGTTCTTGTGACATATTCTGTTGTTAGCGTTTGAGTTCCTTGAAGAAAATGGCTTGGGCGGTATCGCTGGCGGCGAGGGAGAGAAAGCCGATCTTGCTCCCCCGGGTGACGGCGGCGATGCGGGTGCCTTTTTTGATATAGTCGGTGAGGCGCTCGGCATTCTCGAAGGCGACTTTGAGGAAGGCGAATGGATGATCCGGGTGCTTGAGGTGCCACTCTTTGTTGTCCCATGCGGCGATGAGTTCTATGGTCCGGTATTGACCGCAGGGGCTTTGCTCCTGGAAGAAAAAACAGTGAGTGTCCCCGCGCAGTCCGGTCATGAGCCGGACGGGGCTCTCGCTGCGGAGCGGAATCCCGACGGCGCTCAAGGCGGCGGCGAGCTTGGTGTTGCTCGTCTCCAGCGGGAGATTGATCAGGGTGGACGCGACGGGCGAGGGATTCATGCGGGGATCTCGGGAAATGCTGAAAAGCTGAAAACTGAAACGTTGAAATGTTAGGGGAAAAACGGCAGCATTTCGGCGCTGACTGAGATTTCGTTCCAGTCCTCGTCTTTGCGGGATCGTTTCACTTCATCCACGTAGGTCTTGCCGGTTAGAACGCTTTGCAGATGGGCTGCGGAAATCGTGTTGGCGAGGGTGATGATGGCGGAGAGCTTCTGAGTCCACGGCGTGGCGGCGGTGATGCAGCCTTTGATTTCGATCTCGATGGACTCGTCGAAATCCGCGCGACCGACACGCTCGCCGACGCGGTTTTTCATCCAGTTTTTTTGATTCTTGGAGGTATCATCGAGAGACTTGATGATCATTCCGGTCTCATCGGCGGCGATTCCGTGAACTCCAACAGTTCCGAGTAAGGTAGCGGGCATGTGAATCGGCGCGTGTCAAATGGCGACGAGAGTGACCATGAGATCCCCCCGGATGGCGGTGACCTGCTCGCGCTGATCCTTGTTAATGGAGTTCGAGGGCTGGCGCGTGACGAGGTCGTGGAGATAGGTGCGGGTGACGATCACATTCCGGCGCTTGGCTCCCCGGATCGTGTTCCACCACTCATCGATTTTGCCGGCGATCTGCTGGTGAGCTTCAGGAGTGATGGAGTCCATGCTCGTGATGTATTCGATGGAAACCGGGACTTTGGCGGTTCTATCCATTTTAGCGACCGGCATGGGATCTCCGGTGAGAATCACCAGGCGCGGCGATGGCGGCTCGCCATCGGAATGTTTGAACCGCACGCGATCGGCGGAGATGGTTACTCCGGCTGGTGGGGCGGCGAGGAACATGTCCCGCAAATCGGCGGCGAGGGCATCGGGGATCGTGGAGTCAGACATGATCGGGCGGGAGTGTCGAACCCCGGCGTAGCTGGGCATGAAACCGCTCGCGCTGGATACGCGCTTTGACGAGCTGGGCTTGAGTGGAGGCGAGGGCGCTTTTCAGCACCGCGATTTCAGTCCGATGCTCGTTGCGCTGGCGTTCGATGGCTTCGCAAATCTCGGCGGGAACATACTGCATTCGCGAGGTACCAACGAAGATCCTGGCCGCGTGAGTTTCGGGCGTCGGGTTCATCGCTCGTTTAGCAAGCGGATGAGATCTTCCCTGGAATCACGGAGGATCCTGGCGAGATCGCTCGGATTGAGTAATTTCCGAGCCAATGGCCGGATGTTCACAACTCGATAGCTGACTTTGTCTTTTTCATGGATGACGTTGACCGCTCCACCATCAGAGCCATGCACGGCGGTTCCTTTCCATCGGATGCCGTTTCCGTTGAGCCCAAGTTTTTCGATGCAGGCAGCCCACCCCGAAGCGGTTTTTCCAAGGCGCTTAACGATTACCTTGAGGTAGGCTTTCATTTCCTCCTCGGAAATAATGGCGGGGGTGTAGGTCAAGATTTCTTTCCCGTCTTGATTTAGCGCGTGACCGAAGCGGAGATCGTTGAAAGGGCTACTCGACTGGCGAAGAATCGATTCCGCGCGCGCGGTGTCGCCTCTTTTGTAAGCCGCGTAGAAAGCGGCGGCAATGCGAGGCTCTCCACTGTTTTTGATGGATTGATAAACATCCCCGGGCGTTTTGTAGATTCTCCGGAAGTCGCTCTTGATGTTCGCGATCGCCTTTCCAATCCCACTGCGCTCGGATGGCATGGTGAATAGAAGAAGTGACACCGCGGTTCTCCCTGCGACAAGCCGGGTCTTTTGCTCGGCTTCGATTTTCATCGTGCTGAGTTTCTTGTAGAACATCTGCTCCAACCTTCTCTTTTGATCGTCGAATTTGGATCGTTGTAGTGCGAATCCGATGCTCATACCCGGCGCTTCTTACAAGTGATGGCGACCCGCGTCTCGTGCGGACGTTCGGAAACATCGGCGACCTCCAGGGCGATCGAGCGCGCATCGGAGATCTTCCATTCCAGCGCATCCCCCACCGCGAGAGGCGTTGCGAGGGAGTCGGCGGGGATCCGGAATGGGAAGCGGAAATTCTTGGTTTCGCCCGCTTCGACGAAGTCAGTCATCGTCTTCCCCCCAGGTCCCGACCCGAAAACGGACATTCCCGCGATGATCAACTCCACCGGGAACGCGTCATCCAACACTGCGTCCACCTGGTTGCGAAATCGATTCAAGCCAGCTCCGGTGAGTCCCATGGAATGAGGGCCGATGTCGAACCACGAAAAAGCCCCCGCTCTCGTGAGAGAACAGGGGCTTGAACCAGCCACGGGGAAACTGCAAAAACCGGGGCTGAGAATGGTTAGCCAAGCGAAACGGCGAGGTGTTCGGGCTTGATGACCCTGACCCCCCATGCGGCGGCGATTTCGTAGCGGACTTGGCGGTATTGCTTATACATCGAGACCTCCAGCGTGATTCCCGAGCGGGGATCCACGATGATTTGCACATCGTCGGCAGAATCCCCACCGCTTGGGCGGGCAGGCAGACGGCAGGCGAGAAGCATTGCATTCTTGGAGAGGGCGAGGTTGCGAGTGGATGCTGCGTTGACGGTGACCGTGGCGTTGTCGGCGACAGTCGCACGCAATCCCGGCAAGGCGATGGTCACCACGTTGGCTGCGAGCGCAGTCACCACGCAGTATTTGAACGAGCCGATGGTGATCACATCACCGGCAAGGATGGTCCCGGTCCCTGTATCAACCGTGAGAGCTGTGTCGCCGATGGCGTATCCGGCTCCGTTGTTGATGAGATAACTGGCTCCGGTTCCCGCAGTCACCGGGGTGATTTGACCGGATTCCTTGATGGAAAAGCGGTTGAGGTTGAGCAACTCGCCATCGCGGAGGGTCATCAAGGTTCCGGCTTCGTTGGCTTTCGTGAGTTGAGCCAGGGTCCGGAGGTTGGCACCGGCGGTGGTGTCGATGATTAACGAGCGGGTGTCTTGGGGAGCTCCGTTGTCGGTCAGGATTTTCCCGAGCTGGGCAGTGTCTCCAACCGTGGTGGCGAATGGAGTGGTTCCCGAGGTGCCATGGGCGCGGGAAGCTCCCACGTAGCCGGCGGTCCAAAGGTCGTTTTCCATTTGGTTGACGATGGCTCGGACACCTTGCTCGATGAGATCGGTGACAATGTTTCCATATTGACCATCGAGCGCCTTTTCTTCTTCACCCGTGAAGAAGAAGTCGGTCATCTTGTAGTTATCGATGACGATCGCTTTGTTGGTCAGCGCCTTGTCGGCTCCCTGGGGAGCAACGTTGGCTGCGGTGATGTTGCTCAACGTGGCCGCACCGGTCGCCCATGAATAGAGCGTCTGGTTTTTTGCGACGCGGTCCGCGGTGGCGTCCCGGTTGACGGATGGAATGAGCCCGACCTGCTCACGCGAAACGATGTCGAGTGCGGTGACGACGGTAGGGATGAGATTGGTGAGCGTGTTGGGCATGGTGTTGTGTCAGTTAGAAACGTGTTAGTGAGAGGGATCAGGCAGGATCTTCGATGGCGGTGCCTCCCGCTGCGCGGAAAGCTTGCTGTTTTTTGGGCGACAGCGCGGCGACTTCGGAAACGGTTTTGATGAGCGGATCCGCTTTCGGGGCGGCGGGTTCAGCGGCTTTGGCAGCGGCGGCTTTAGCGGCGGCTTTTTCAGCGGCTTTTTCAGCGGCGGCTTGTGCTTCGTCATCCTTGGCGGAACCTCCCGAGTTGGCGGGTGGGCTATCGGTGTGAGCGGCCATCAGGCAGCAGGTGAGGAATAGTGCGCGGATCATAAGTGTGGGAGTTGTGGTTTGTTAGCGTTGGGAGATCAGTCGGTGAGTTTTCCACCTTCGAGGATGAACTTTGTGCGAGCGGCGGGTTTCATCGCGTCGAACTCGGCGCGGGTCTTGGTTTGCGAACCATCTCCACCGGCAACAGCGCTTTGCGCGGGGGCTTCGGCTTCGGAAACTCCGAGTTGCGTCAGCTCGGCACGAACTCCGCGGGAGACTTCATTCTCTTTCGCTTTGGCGGCGGCTTCGAGCTGCTTTGGGGTTTCGGTTTCGAGCTTTTTCAGCTCGCTGGTTAGGCGAATATTTTCACTGGTGAGCTTTTTGTTGGCGGCAGTCAGGCGGATCGCTTCGGACTCGGCCAGGAAGGTTTCGCCCTCGGCTTTCTCGACGCGGGCGATCAGGTCGCCCATTCCCATGAGGCGGAGTTTGCCGCGTTCGAACGCGGTTAGTTTCGGCGCGGCGGCTTCGGGAGCCTCGTCAGGTTTCGCCGGCTCGGGTTCTGCTTCGGCTTCCTTTTCTTCTTCACCCTCTGGCGCGGTTTCAGGCGCGGCGGTTCCTGGATTGTTGGCAGGCGGCTGATCGTCATGCTCAGCGCGGAGGAGGGAATTGAAGGGATTGCGGATCATGAGTGGCGGCGGTTGGCTTTTCAGCGTTCGATTTCTTTCAGCGTGTCAAATCACGCGGCTTGCATGATGTCCGCGAGCAGCGCGGGGAGATCCCGGTAGAAGCCGTCATGCAGTCGTGCGGGGGCGTCCTTGGCGAAAAACCATTGGCCTTGCATCGCGGCTTCCTCCACTCCCGGCCGGCGGGATGTCACCCAATCCCGGAACTCGGCCCCGCATTTATCGGAACGTTCCTGCAAGTGGGCTTTTTCCTCCGGCGTCCACGCTTTTCCGGGGTGCCCCATGGCTTTGAGGTCGCCAGACTTGGCGAGGATCAGCTCCAGACCCTCCATTTCCCATGCGCGGGAATCGTCGATCCCGGCGCAATAGGTGCCAATCGACCCGATGACACTGGACGGCGCACAGTAAATCTCATCGCAAGCGGCGGCGAGATAGTAAGCGGCGCTCGCCATTTGGTAATCGGTGTAGGCGATGAGGCGGATTCCTTGATTCGAGAGTTCGCGGAGGCGCTCGGAGGTCTCCTGCAATCCGATCACCACGCCCCCGGGCGAGTTGAGATCGAGGATCAGCGTATCGATGAGCGTGTCCGCAGACACATCGTCTAGCAGCGCGTCGAGTTTCGAGAGATCGACGATCTGCGGGCCGCAGAGCATATCCGGAGTCCGCTTGGAAATGATCCCTTCTAGGTAAATGATCGCAATCCCCTCGGATTTCATTGCTTGATAGGAAACCCCACTGGAAACGCGACCTTGGCCATCGAGATTCTGCGGGACGGGCAGATTCCCGGTGAGGTAGTTCCGATAGAGCAACCCGAGCTCGGCATGAGTCTCGGGAAGGATGGCCCAGGGCGTGCCATACAGCAGGCCGGAGATGTGAGGGAGTTGTTTCATGATGGTTGATTTTTCGCCGCGCGGCGAATGTTAGGCGGCTTCGGTGATGGGTGGTTTTTCACGGTCGAAATCGGCGAGCACGAGTCCAAGCTCTTTCATTTCGTTCTTCTCCTTGGCGATCTGGCGGAGTTCACGGATCCAGCTCAGACCCTCCTCGGAATAGTGAGTCTGGAGTGAGCGGAGGTTGTTTTTCACCAGCTCGATATTGAGTTTCCCAACCTTGCCCTTGTCAGCGGTGAGGGAGGCTTGTGGCAGGAATCCCGCGCGCCAGAATTGACCGGCACCGGCGGGCTCGGGCAGGCGACCGGCTTCGATTTCGTTGGAAATCCAGATCGCGCGGAACCGTTTGAGCCAAGAGCGGAGGCGCAGCAACCGGCAGGAAATCCAGCGGTCCAGATCCGCATTTGCAATCCTGCTGTTCGCTCCCCCGAGTTGGGAAATGTTCCAAAGAATATCGGGCGCGACTCCGACTCCGAAACAGATATCCCGGATCAGATACTCGATCAACGCCACCTGGTTCGGGTGCGGTCGTGCATCTTGGATGACTCCAACTGACGCGCCCTTTGGCAGATTCGCCATTCCCCCTTGCGAGCGGTAAAAATCCTCGATCAGATGCGACACTTTCGGATCTTCGGGCGTGCCGTCGCCGGCGGAGAGTTGTTCGTTGCGCAAGACGGCGGCGATGCTCCGCGCGCCATCGTTGCCACCGGGATTGTCGGCGTCGTTTTTGAGATAAAGACCGAGTTGCGCTGCCACTTTGATCGTCAGCTTCACATCGGCGAGAATTTCGCTGATGTCTTGCATGTGGTTCACCGCGTGGGCGAGGATCGTCGGCGGGCGGATGCGCCCCATCGAATCGGGGTGGGCATAATAGAGCGCGTCGTTTGCGGAAATCGTTTTCACGGTGCCATCGTCATCGCGCAGACCGTAAGCCACGTGGCGGCGGAATTTGTTGATCTTCACCCCATCGACCCATGACTTATCGGCGTAGGCGACTCCCTGCGGATTGCAAATCTGGTGGGCTTCGTAATTCGCGATCATCACCCCGTCAGTGGAACCCTTGATGAGCACTGGCAAAATATCGCCGTCACCGAAAGCGGCTTTGTTCAGCTCGATTTGCATCGACCGGATTCCGAATTGACCTGCGGCATCGATCACCGCGGCTTCTCCGGCGCGATCCTCCCAATGATCATCGGCGAGCGAATCCCATGCTTCATCCCCCGACATGGAAACCGGCGTGAGATAACCGATCAAATCTGCTAGACCCGAACAAATCCGGGTGGCCAGACCGAAATTCGCACGCAACCAGCGGGATTTCCGCAACAACTCGGTGCGGGAATAGGTGTCGATCTCGCGCTTGCTGTCCAGCGTCGGCCAGTAAATGTAACCACGGCGCTCGGATTGGTTCGCTCCGTCGAATCCTGATAGAGCCTTGAGATGGGCGGAAGCCTGGTCGTATTGCGCGGCTTCGATCTTCGCTCTCGTTTCGGCGGCGCGATTGTTGGCGCGTTGGCGGTTTTTGCTCATGTTTCGGATCGGCGGCGGGAGAAATTGACGGCGGCGGCGAGTGGCTTGTTACCGGTGCTGGTCGGATCCGCTAGTTCATCGATGGCAATTTTTAGGGCTTCGATGACTTCGTTCGGGTCGCCACCAATCATTTGCCCGCTTCCCCCACCGTCTTGAAAGTTGACTTGGGTGACCTGCACTCCGGATGCTCGCTCATCCAGGGCAGTCCGCAGCATCGCGCGAAGTTCCGCGATGTTGTAAGCGCTCTTATACGCTTCGATGAGGGTTCTGGATGCGGCCACGGTGAAGCTGCGGTGTCAAAGTTTGGGCTGGAATTTGTGCTCGATCACGTTCCACAGCACTCCCCCCATCTTCGCGCAATCCCCCCAGTCGTTAGGCGGCTTGGGTTTCCACACCCGCGCTTCAACCCCGTTTTCGTCAAGCACCTTGACGAGCTCCTCTCCGCAAAACTCTCGGATCAGTTCCTCATCAATGTCCGATGGAAAATAGATCCGCGGTGAGTCGAATTCCTTGCATTTCTCCGCATCGAAATTCTTGATCAGATCGATGTAGAGCTCCTTCTTGAAACTATCATCGTCGAAGTGAATGACTTGGATCGTTTCATCTCCGCCCTTTTTCAGTTTCGCCTCGCTGAAGTAAATCGTGTTCTTGACCTGAATTCCACCCCGGCCCTTGCAGGGAGTGAAGAACGGAAAGAGCGGGTAACAGAATTTCCGGACTTCGTAGGTGTTTCCCTCCTTACCCCCTTCGTCCATGATGCAGTTTTGAACGAAGATTTCCCGCTCCGGCGTCTTGATCGGGCGGAGAGCCACATCCTTGATCTCCTCGCGATCGAGGGTTTTCCCCCAATCCACCACGTAGCGGCTCCCGTTTGGCAGCCACGCCATCGAAAGCCATTTCTGGTGATCTCCTTGGCTATCCACCTGAAGCGTAGCGACACATGGCATCACGGGCACGGTTCCCCGCTTGTAATTCCCGCGGAGTCGCAGGATGTGTTTGAGGTTGATGTTGGCGACCGTCTGTTTCACCGGCAGACCAGCGCGGCCGTTGGTCCACGCGTGGAGCTTTTTCGGTTTCCCCTGGGCTTTGAGGAATTCCATCACGAGCACTCCCCAGGTGCTGCGCGGGTGCATCGAGTAGAAATCGGAAACGTGGAAACTCATCTCCCCCGGATTCCAGTTCTCGACCAGGTGCTTCTTTCCGTCTTCTGCTTCGATCTCCTTATAGTTGGTCGCTCTCAGCTCGCAATTGAGCATCATATCAAGCTTGTGATCCTCATCAATGCGACCTCTGCAGGATTCGCACTCCATGTAGGTCTCTCTCAGAACGCGCTTGTAGTTATAGGTTTTCCCATCCGCTTCCTTGCAGTGGGAAAACCGCATGTGATCGAGATCGAGGAGCTGTTTGAAATCACAATGCGGGCACGGGCAAAAGATCCGGTGCTTGGATCCGGCTTCAAACCCTTCATTGGTGACTCCCGTTTCGACGGTCGGCGTACTGAAACCGATGGCTTTGCCGAATTCGCTCCGCTTGATCCGGTCGATGAGCAAAAGCCACTTGTGGGCCTCGCCCTTGGCCATTTTCCATTTGTCCATCTCGTCACCCACCACGAGATCCGCGGGATAACTCGCGACCTGTCCCGCGGATCCCGAGCCGGCGAGTCGCAAGATCGCATTCGGGAGATCATAGACGAGCGTGTTAATATCGTCTTCGCTCGCTTCCACGTCCAGCTTCGTCGCTTTGCAGCTTTTCAGCATCGGCTGAAGGCGGACTTTTGATAGATCCTTCGCTTTCGGAACGGAATCGATCACGTAAATAATGCTGCAAGCCATTGCCGCAATCTTCCGGCAGATCAAAATCAGCACGTGGAAGGTGAATCCGCTCTGCGACGACTTCATGACCACGAGCGTCCGCCACTGCGGGTCGTTCATGAACAGATCCAGAATGCGTGGGCAGTAAACGGCATGGTGCCGTTTGTAGGGTCCGGGGTTGTCGAGGGATTCCTTCGAACTCACGACGATGTTTTGCTCTCCCCAGAATTCGAGAGCCATCGATTCTATCGGTCGATAGACCCGTTTGAAGATCCCGATCAGAAACGCTCGGATCGGATTCATGCGGCGTGCAGCTCCAGCGGTTCGGTGAAATCGCTTTCGCATAGCATCAGGGCCACCTCGTTCACGATCTCATCGCTCACCAGGTTCCACTCATCTGTGGTTTCCGTGAGTCGGAGGCGATTGCGATGCAACCTCAGCGCTTGCTTGAACGATTTCAAAACCGCATGATGCAGTGGCTCAAGCTCCCGCTGGATTTCATCTCTCCGGACATAAATCCCCAGCGCTTCCAACGCAGCCGGAGCCGACTTCTCCACCTGGCGGAGCTTCTCCCCCATCTTGGACCACTCCGAAAGCAGGAATTGGGCTCGGGTCTCGTCACCCGCTTCCACCGCTTCCATGTATTTCCGATGCAGCGTCGCTTCCGCGGTCCGGTAGCGATCGAGCATCGCCAGCATTCCCTTTTCCCCCTCCGCGATCTCAATCCGCTCCATCAGCACCGCTGGCGGCGGCGCGACTGATGGTGCCTTCGCTTTGTCTCCCGCGAGAATGCGCTGGGCAGCGTCCCTCAGCTTGTCTGGGCACTGGCGCGGCGCGTGCACCCGCGCGAACCAAGCAGGCATCTCCTCGGGACGCGTGAGGGGGCATGGATCGCTTTTCTCGCGACCCTCCGCGATCCATCCTTTGATCGATCGCACCGAATACCCCCATTCATCGGCAAGCTCTCGCTGGGTCATTTTCTCCAGAGCCGTCGCCGGTCCCTCCCCCTCAAGTGTGAACGCTGAAATAGATTTTTTTTGGAGGCGGGTCCGCTCCTCTTCAATCATCGCGCGCTCGCGAGCATTGAGCGGCTGACCATTCGACGCTTTTTTGACGATGTTCGCGAGATCGGTTTCAAGGATCGTCGCCATGAAAGCGGCGTCGATCACCACTTCCGCCGGCGCCTCGTCGCTTTCGGTTTCGGCGTTCATTCCTCGGGCTTGGCCTCACAGAATTCCCGGATCCATCCGGAGTGGAAATCGAAGAGCGCGCGCTCCCGGAAAATCGAGAGGTGCTCCACGTTGTTCGAGCTCCGGAGATTCGACGAAGTTTCGATCGTGTAGCACCCGAGCTCCGGGCCGTAGTCGATCAGGATGATTTTCGCGTGCGACCGCCCGATCGTCAGCGCGAACCGATCGGGGAACCGGGCCGCGAGCTTCTCCAGGGCGACGAAGATCTCCTTGTTCGAACTTTGGAAATACGAACTGACGATCAACCGAAACGGGAACCCCTCGAACCTGGTCAACATCGCCTCGATCCCGGCGATCGTCTTCAGCGATAGCGACAGCGTCGTTATCGTCAGAGAAACCGGCGCTCCGACCCTCGCCACCAGGCGAAACACCATGTCATGAAAAACGAAGTCGCCCGAAATCACCGCGTGCAGCGTCTCACCCTCGCGATTCGGAAGCACATCGAGCACCGCGTCGGCGTTCTTCGGCTTCATCAGCGTCTTGAAAATCTTCGCGTCGTTCCCCTTCAGTCGAGAGAGCCGGCGCTCGATCTTCGTCGTCTGCGTCGCCACCGGAAAACGCCTCGCGCGAATCTCAGATTCCCGGTTCTCGTGCGAGATTCTGGCTTGCTGGAGCGGCGAAAGGGGCGAAGGCACACAGTTGGAGCAGTGTCAAAAGGTGCAAAAAGGAAAAAAGGGTTCCAAGGGTGCAATG